TCAACATATAGAAACGCTTGTTTGAAATTAGGACACTCTTCATCATTTCCTCTAATAATAGGCGCAAAGTCGACGCGAACAACTTTACCTAATCCGTGCTTCCACAATAGAAACACAATTTTTTCGACGCTATAACACGCTTTTACGGTAGGGATATATAAACTACTCATGGTATTAGACGTCATTTTAATTATTAAAATTTAGTTTTAATTAGTTTAAACTGTGTGGTATTGATATTGTTTTATGCTTTTACTTTTTATCAAAAAAGCATTTCATTTTTTTTTGAAAATGTATAAAAACTATAATACTTAAAAATAAAGAAAAAAGTACGAAAATCGCCTTTTATATTTTAGTTAATTAATTTTATACAAAAGTTATACACATAAAATACAAATACACTTAAATTTAATATTTTTCATATTTATCACTTAGACGTTCCTGCGCTTCATAATAATCTAGATGATCTATTTCTTCATTATCAGACATAGGTGTCTTTGAAATTACGTTTACTGGGTCGCGTGAGTTAAAGAGGGATATTGACCTGTAGTGGTAGTAATGTAAACCCTCATCTTCAATTCTTATGCTATCATTGTCGAAACTGGGTCTAATAATGTCATCTTCCGAACCATTGAGTATCTTCTCAAAGTCGACCTCATTTGCCTCTAGTTTAGCGTCAACTGCTTCTAAACGTGGGTCTGCTTCTAAACACGGATCTGTTTCTAAACACGGATCTGTTTCTAAACGCACTTCAGGCATCAAAGGGAATCCTTTTGTAATCTCGCGAAATCTTATATTAGCGTCCGTATATTGTCTAATTATAGTGTTGTTTTCATAATATTTCTTTTCTAACCTATTGGGTTCGCAAGTGGAACGGGTTACAGGAACGTAGTCATCATTGCAACTTTTCTCGTTGTAAAATTTCGCAACGGGAACATAGTCATCGTTGCAACTTCTCATGTTGTAAAATTGGGCAGCAGTGTTCATTTTATTAAAGTTAAAGTTTAAAAGATTTGGTTTATTAGTTTGAACTCTAATAATTGATTGTTTTATACTTTTACTTTTTATCAAAAAAAGCATTTCAATTTTTTTTTGATAAAAATACAAAAAATTTAACTTTTTAAGAAATACTTAAAATTTACATTTAATTAAATTAAATATTATACAAAATATTATATATTTTTATTTATTTTCTTCGGTTATATACATTACAATTGTAGTGGCGTTATCTCTACTTTCTTTAAAATTTTTAGCGCCACGAGTTGCGTTTCTTTTCATAAGAGAATTAACAACAAGTTGTGCGCCATCTATTGGTTTATCAACAATAACCTTTAAACAACTATTATCCATAACAAATAGTTGAACTTCATGATATTTAAAATTATCCCATAATCCATCAGACGCTAATACAACACAAATAGTTTTAGGATCTAGTGCCTTGTTTGTAACGGTAGTAGAGTTTGTAACGGTAGTAGAGTTTGTAACGGTAGTAGTATCAGTTTCTTCAGTAGTAGAAGCGTTATCAATCTTACTTTTCAAATCTGTAAAAACAGCGTCCAAATTTATAGAACGAATTTCCGGTTTATTGCTAATACCATGACTAGTTAATTTAAAATCCCCAAGAGCGCGTGTTGCCGAAAGCGTATATTCGCCACATCTATCGGTAACATATGTAGCCTTTTCCTCGCGAACATTTTTATAATAATATTCAAAATTTCCATCAATTGGTTCTGTGTCAACTGGTGCAAGAGTTACAACACCATCTTCAGTTATGTCAAATATTTGTTTGCAAGATGGTTTATATTTTCCTTGTTTATCGTAAATACACAATACTTCTGCGTGATTATTATTTTCCTCAAATCTTTTGTACTGACGCATTCTAAGATATTCCATTATATTTTCAGGGGAATGGTCGCAAGTTAATTCAATAAAATTAGAAGGTTTATCACAAGAAGAATCATAGACAACTGTTTTTGTTGTGTCTGCTGCGTCTTTTTCATATTTAAAAGACGAATTTTTTAAAATAGGATGTTTGCAACACAATAAACCAGTACTGTCACCTACATTTGCTATGAACATTTTTTTCTCTAATAGAAGAACAACAGTGAAAGTGGAACCGCCTTTAAGAACCGTAAAACCCTTATTAATATCTTTTCTCATTAAAATAACACCATTTTCGTCGAGTGAAACCTCATATCCTTCATTTGTTAATTTTTCACTTAATCGATCTTTAATTTCATCGTGAATATGGTCATATGCGAATTCCAAGAAAGCAACAGGATTTTCGACAAGCAATCCAATTTTATCTTTTATTAATTCCTCCATAACCGATTTAACAACTTCAACTACAAATTTGCCAGTATTTCCATGACCATCCGCAATAGCAATTAAACATCCGTTATGTTCAACAATAGGGATAATAATGGAAATGTCTTGATTTTCAGTATTTGATGAACCACCATGATCAGTTAAGTGACCAATTTTTACATCGAAACGAGTATCATTAATTTGAAAAGCACTCATTTTATTAATTTATTTATTAATTTAATTAGTAGTAGTTTAAGTTGTTATAAATATTGTTTTTATAAAATGTAAAAAAGGATTTCAATTTTTTTTGTAAAAAAATATTTTGTAAAAAAAATGAAATCCTTTTTTACAAATTTTATAAAGCATAAAAGTTATAGGAATTTACGTTTAAAACAATACATAAATAAAAAGTAAAAGCAAAATATGTCATCTTTCGCAGCAACATTGGATGAATTTAAAATAAATTATTATCCTATTGAAACACTCTCTTATTTTATAAAAGGTTCAGTATATTTTACTAATTGGCAAGAGGTGTGTCCAGATGAAACAGTGTTTCCGATTTCAACCAAAATAGATATAAAGGAATTAAAAATAGAAACCAAAGATGATTTTAACAAACTTATTGAAGCAGAAGCGCAATTAATATTTACAGATGAAGTTCATTTTCAAATATTAAGAAATGTGGATAATTTTTGGAGAACAAACCCAAATTCGTCAGGATTAAAGTTACCACCACAAGGTATGTCATGGTTAGGAGATCAAATAAACGCACTATTTACTAACAAAGGTGGTTATATGGTTATGTTGGAGTGTATGAAAAAAAATTATGTAAAGTTATTTGAATATATTTATCATCGCGACGGTCCTAGTGCGTTTCGGTCATCAGGACCATTTGAACCGTGGTCATTATTATATTATGCGGTATCAAATAACAGTATTGATGTATTGAAACGAGCAATAGAACTAAACTACCCTTTAAAATCTGACACAATTGAAAAAGTCATAGAAAAAAATAATATTGATATTGCTAAGGTATTGATAAATACTTTCAAAGAGAAAGGAAAAGAATTACGTATTGATGTATTTTATGAGGCGTTTAAGAAAGCATCGCCAGAAATGTTAAATTTGTTATTGGATGCGTATGTTCCAGATATAAATCACTTTTGTTACGTAAAAAATGATAAATATATTTTAAAGTACGCTATTTATAATATCGCAAATTTTAAAATATTATTAGAGAGAGGACTTATTATTGAATATCCTCGAGATTATGAAACGATAGAATTATTATTTTACGAATGTCTATCTAAATCACTGCCATTGGAAAGAGTGTTATTTATCGAACAGTATTTTGGTGTTAAAATATCCGACTTTAGAAAAGATAGTTCGAAAAATAAGTCAGGGTGTGAATATATGTATATAAATGTTGAAATTATAGAGAAAGACAATATAGATTTGTATAGATATTTGCGCAGTCAGGGGTTTTATGTTCTTGAATTAGCAGAAAGCATTGTTACATATAAGAACTGCTTAAATATTACACCAGGATTGGTGCGCGCACATTACGAACAGGATAAACAACTTAGAAATTTGAAGTTGTGACTAGACAACTTAAAAAATATTCCGAAAAATATTGTAAATAATATATCAAAAAATAAAATGGATTTGTGTTTAATTATTTGTATGTTTATAAGTATATTTGTTAATCTATTATTGTGTTAATGTATTATATTGTATTGAGTATATTATTATTTAATTAATTAATTAATGTTAAATAAAAATATTTTTTGTCACTTTAGCATTGGGTATGTAAATTAAACCTATCTTTTTTTTTGAGTTTTCTTTTGAGTAGTTTTTCTAAATGTAACAAATTTTTTCCCTTTACACTTAAATTTTCCTCTAGTAAACCCTTTTGTATTGATAACAGATTTAGTACATATACCAATAGACCGCGATTCATTTTTAATGTCAACTTTCTTTATACATCTACACAACTTTGTAGCAAGTATTGTTTCGGCTTCTAGTTTCAACAATCTTTTAGACTTAGGTATAGGTTTTTCATAAAATTCCAATATTTTTATATAATCACTGTCAGTTATTTCAGACATAATAATACTTTATATTATATAAAACAAATATTATAAAATAAAAAACAAATATTATAAAATAATTAAAATTTATTGTAAAATCTAAAAACTCAACATATATATAATAATGAAAATTGTTGTCTTTGATTTAGATGAAACCCTAGGATATTTTACAGAATTAGGAATTTTTTACGATTGTTTAAAAAAATATTTAATTAATGAGAATAATACAACCGCGCTCACACAAACCGATTTTAACGACATTTTAGACCTATTTCCTGAATTCTTGAGACCAAATATAATAAATATTCTAACCTACTTAAAGAAAAAGAAGGAATCCAACTGTTGTCATAAAATGATGATATATACAAATAATAATGGTCCTCCAGAATGGGCAAATCATATTATATCATATTTTGAAAGCAAAATAAAACATAAATTGATAGACCAGTTAATTGCCGCGTTTAAAATAAACGGAAAACAAGTAGAAATATGTAGAACGACACATAGTAAAACACACAAGGATTTAATTCGATGTACAAAAATACCACCTAACGCTGAAATATGTTTTCTAGATGATACGTTTTATCATGAAATGGCAAATGAAAATATATATTATATAAATATTAAACCTTATTACTATGATTTGCCATTTGATATAATGATTAATAGATTTAAAAATAGTGAATGTGGTAAGAAAATTATTAAAAACGGCGCAAATTTTGTTACGATAATGAATATTGAATTTAATAACTATAAATATAGATGTTTAGATAAAAATATAAAAGAATATGAATTAGACCATATTTTAGGAAAACAAATTATGACACATTTACAAGAGTTTTTTAATAAACCATTAAAAAATAAAACACGTAAAAATATCGTTAGGAAAAACAAAACGCGACGTAATTATTAAAATTTACCATCACTAATAGCATTTTTCAGTCTCAGTTTTAATTATGTTATATTCTTTGTTAGCGTGTCAGTGTCAATACTTAATAAATCTTTTGTGGTATTCTTAGCAATTGTTTTTAAATATTGGTTTAGCGCTGTAGTAGTCAAAAGAAATACTCCACTATTAAATGCGATTTTAACGTCTAAACTAGTAAATTCATAACTACTTCTTAGAGGGTTAAATCTCCATATCAAAAATAAACAAATGTAAATTCGAATATAATAATCCAAATAACTCAAATATTTTTGAGAATATTGAGAAAACCCTAATATAGAAATTATTAATAAGAAAAACGCCAGATTTATAACAATATCAAATAAATATTCCTGGAAAATATGTATTCTATGTTTTATAATCATTTATATAATTATAAAACAAAAAAAATATATAATAAGTATATAAAATGAATAATAATTGTAATCAACAACTAAATGTCTCGAAAATACATCAAGAAACAAATACGCGAATATATGACCGAAATATACCGTCTCAAACATTACAACCTTATTTAGATGTGAGACCCGTTATGACAAAATATTCGCATTTCCCTATTGTCGACCCGAGAAAAAGTAATAGTGTGCCTTTAATCGTACAACCAACATTTAATCCACACGCAACATTTAACCCTGGAAACACGACATCACCATGGTCTGGATTTGCGTCAAACGTGAATACGGAATCTGAACTAAGAAACCAAATTTACGCTTTACAAAAGTGCAGTCAATCAGTATATGTGCCTTCTAGTAAAAGTGATTTGTATAATTATGGTTTTACACCAAAACCCACACCTCAATCGCACTCATTGTTATTTGAAAAGGATTCATTTTCGCAATTTAACCCGAACCCGGATTCGAAAACAGTTGGCGCTGGAATGTTTTTCAACTCGACACGTGTTCAAGTCCGGGATATGACCAAACAAAGTTGTTAAATTATTTCCTTGATTTTTATAAACACCGAATAGTTAAAATTAGTTATATATTTTTAAAGTAAAATATATAATATGTCGCAAGCATTTGTAGACCAAGTCACTTTAGATTGCTTATTGAATAAATCAATGTTTAACGCTCATGTTAAAAATAAGAAAGCGCAATCGATTAACAAAGAAGAACGTAAGTTTTACAAAAAGCGAATACATAATTTATTTAAGGAGTTATTAATAAATAAATCGGAACCAGATGATTTGTTACCAGATGTGAAATACGCTTACGACAATTTTTTAAACGCATCAATCAATTACTTTAAAACAATTGATAACAATGATTTATTACAAGAAGAATATAAAACTTTAGATGATAATAATGTAGCTTTAGAAAATATAAATGCTATTCCTGAATTAGGCGACGATATTGGACTCGAAGATGCCGACAAACTTTTAATGCGTTCAATTAAAATTACACCGCCATCTTTAGACAAATATGTAAAACGAAAAAGTACAAAACCTCAAGAGATGATGATAATGCCAAAACAAAAAGAGGTTAACTTGATGAATCCTGAATTAAAAGTAAAAGGTATACAAAGTAATAGTAAAAGTAATAATAATAATATTCAGAAAAAAGAAAATATCACTAATAAATATGATGAAATCATTAACGCAAAAAAGGACAAAAATAGCAAAAAGGAAAAATGTGACAAGAAAGATGAAAATGAAGAATAAAAGAAGTCAAGTTGGTTCTGCTAAAAAGAAAAATCAATTTAAAAAAGTTAATTGTAGTCCAAAGGAAAAAAATGAAATTAATGGTTTTAGTTGTTATACAGACAAGTCATTATATAAATTAAGAGATTTATGGAATTCACGACATCCTGATGTCAAAATTAATACGAATGATACAAAGGAAATACATCGATTATTGAGTGAATATTTAAGCAATGTTTGTAATAAAGAATCGTGTTGGTTAAAACAGAAAAAAGAGTTTGGTAAAATAAGTAGTGAAATGACAGATTCGTTTGCTCCTGAATCTCCCGAAGAATGGAAAAAAAATCCAAACGAGTGGTTATCAAGTGTTGATATAATGAAAGTTATGAAGCAATATGAAAAAGCGTATAAATGTTTTGATTTTATAGGTCCGTCACCAATTGATTTTGATACTAGAAAATTGTTTGGAGAATGTGTTTGGGAAGAATTATGTAATTTTAATTTAGCGCAACAAATCAAAAATGGTAAAACTAAAATAGGTATTATATTTAATACGGATACGCACGATAAACCGGGTCAACATTGGATATCAATGTTTATTAATATTAAGAAGAAACATATATTTTTCTTTGACAGCACTGGGGACGAACCGCAACCGGAAATAATGGTATTGGTTAACAGAATAAAAGAACAAGGTTTGGCACTTAAAAACAAGATAGTATTTAAATACGACAGCAATGAAGGTATTGAACATCAATATGGTAATACAGAATGTGGTATTTATTCGTTATTTTTTATAGTCCATATGCTTGAAGACAAAATGACGGAACATTATTTGAAAACTCATATATTGAAAGATGAGTATATGCAAAAATTTAGAAAAATTTATTTCAATGATTCATTATAAACTTTGTAAAAAAAAATTATATAAATAGATTTTTATATAATTTATATATCAAAACAGATGGATGTAACCTATTTTTTAAATAACGAAAATGTCAAAGTTCTATGGGATGTGATAATTGACGAAGATATTATAAAAAGACAACCGAGAGAATTTCATGAAAATATTTTAAATTTATTTAGAACTAATCTTAAGGGATTTTATGATGTTGAAAGCAGCAAAACCACTAGTTTGGTAGATATGAATAAGAAATATATATTGTTAATTTTGAATCACGCGAATAAACAAATAACACAAAATATAAAACCTGAATATAGGAAAATTAAAATATTAGATGAATTACCGCAAAAAAAGGTAAATGAATTAATAACATACGAAGAAATACAAAATGATAAACGCAGTCAGTTTGAGAAAGATTTAAATCGCCGTCAAGAAGACTTTACTAATTCAATGGCGTTACCAGTTCCACCAGTGCCAAAATTTACTGATGATAAACTAGACGAGGGTCCAATTAGTGAAATAGAAAAGGCAATTAAGGATTTAACATCACAACGGAATTATGATGTTGAACAAATTAGTAAGAACAATAATAATAATTTAAATTCGAATACTGATAATTGGTTAAAATCTCAAGAGACTTCTGTGAAAAATGATAAGATGAATCCACAACTTTCTAATATAAATGGTAACAATGTAAATAACAGTATAAATGTCAATAACAGTAGACTAAAATATATTAAGATTGATAATAATTTAGAAAACGAAAATCAAATCATTAGTTTGGAGAGGGAAAAACAAATGAGTCCAAAGAAGAATGTAACATGGGATTTAACAAACGAAGTAAAAGAAAACGAAGTAATGTTAAAAATGGAAGAAATTATTAATGATGATAATGAAGAACACGATGACGCAAATATATTTAAACTATTGAAAAGAGTACCTATTGTTAAAAGTGAAACAACTAACGATAATAAAATAGCAATTCTTCAAAACGATGTTAAATTATTAAATAATAAATTAGATCTCATTTTGGAGTTACTTAAAAATAAAAATTAAGTTATCAATTGTTTGAATACATCCTCACCAGCGTCATTTTTCTCCAATGTTCCAATTTGCAAAGGTATAATTGATGGATCTAATAGCGCACCTTCATAACTTTTCTTATCATAAATATTTAATACTTTCTTGCTCATTCTACGATACACATAATCTGTTCCATTGAGACGAATTGGTTTGCCAGTCCATTCAATCATTTCTTTATTGGCTTGGACAGTCGTATCATTTTGCTGATCCGAATAATCAGGAACATACGCAAATTTGTCTTTGGTTGGATCACCAAAATTAACACACTTTCCATTCGAGTAAATATAGCAATCAAATGCGGTTTCTTTAACAGCGTCTGTAAGTTGAGCAGTTAAATTAGCCTTGATTTCTGAAATCTCGTATAAATATTGGTCACTTGTCATTGGCACATGTGGCAAAGCCTTACTTAAATCCTTTCGTTTCAATTCAATCGCATCATCTGATTTAAGTTGCTCTGGTGTAAAAATCATCAAATAAACAAATACTTCAACAGTTTGTAACGCTTTTGGCAAAGATTTGTGACTACATATACGTCGTGCGCGTCCAATAACTTGCTCTGTACGAACAGGATGCCAATATGGTTCCATAATATGAACAAACCTTGTATTTCTCAAATTAATACCTTCTGATCCTGATGACGTAATCATAAAGACCTTGATTACTTCACCCATATTATTATTTTTAGCAATTCTTTTTAATTCGATTGAAATACTTTCTGGAATTTGGTCCCATTCACCATTATAAATGTGCCTCAACATTTCCTTTTCTTCGCTGGTTTCAGTTCCAGTATACAAAGCGTAAGTTGGTTTTCCTTTATTGACTTCATCAATGTCTATAGACCAAATACCAGACGAGTTTTTCTTAATTTTAAATTGTGTGAAACCATTTTTATCTAATGTTAAACTGAAAATACCTATTCCTTCCATGGTTCTAAATTGACTATAAACAAGATGTAGACCTTGGTTTTCAGGGTCCTGAATATTTTCTAGAACATGTAAAAATTTTGGACTATATGTTTGTAACGCTTCAGGTGTCAAAAAATCATTTGAAT